CATCTTCATCTACTATCTCTTCTGGAACTTCTTCAAACTCGTTATTGCCGTATGCCCACTCTTTTTTGATCCGCTCTTCAAGCTTAGGAAGAATTTTATTCTCCCAGAGATCTGAATCTTTCCTCCAGCTCTTGTAATATCCGAGCTTAGTACCATCCTCAAGAGCGTAAGTAGATCCGTTCTGAATAACCACACCCACTCCTACAGCAAGATCCACCATACCATAGTATCTATCAAGACCCGAAGCGAATGACAAATACATCTCACCCTCGAGATATTGTTTGATAAATCTATTCTTACGAGTTAGCGCTCTAATGACAATACCAGCATAAGACTTTTGACCTACTGCAAGTTTACCGTCTGTGGTCTTGCCGTCATCTGATTTCATAGGCTTGCGAGCGAGTTGAACGGTTACAGAGGGTAGATATACACAAGACTTACCACCTGGCATGTTCTTCTCAATGGAAGGGAATAGAGCTGCAGGATCATCATATACGTGGTTAGTACATAAAATAGTAGTTTGTGTAACTGCACCTAAATTAGTACATGTTTGCATGAGAGATTTCATGGCTCGTGCTTTAGTTCCCATATCAGCACTAGTACTATCTTTACCCATACGTGTTAGTTCAAGCTCTGATTGCAAGTTACCTAGAGAGTCAATTGCAATAATAAACTTACCTTCTAATCCTTTCTCTTTAACAGATGTAAGGAACTTGAACAATGCATTTCTTGTTTGCTCGATACTTACACAAGGCACGTACTTAACTTTAGAGATATCAAGACCTAATCTCTCTGCACCTTCACCATCTACTGCATTCTCTGTATCGAAGATAACAGGAATAAGACCATCTTTCTGTGCAGATGCTAGAATCTTTTGAACGAACAAGCTTTTACCTGTCATAGACTCACCAGCTAACATGGTTACACGACCTTTAGGAATACCACCGTGTATCGAGCCAGAAACAATTGCGTTCAATACATATGAACCTGTATCAATCCAACCAGGCACTCTACTAAGAGTGTTATCGTTTAGATAAGTTGCGAATGGGTTAATGCTGTCAATATCGTCTAATGCTTGCTGAATGTCTTTATCGAATCTATTCATATTATGATGATATAGTATTAACCCTCTTATTCAACTATATCAAATAAAAAAGCCCTCACTGCTTCAAGCAGTGAGGGCCTTTGCAACACAATTACTCCTCAAAGAGTTTAATAACTTTTGGATCAGCTGGCTTTTCTGCAACTGGTTTAGCTGTATTCAAAGCATCATACTGATCAACAATACGACTATCCAAGACAACATCAGAAATGACGATATTTGTCTTATTAAACGCCCATACGTTTGAATCTCTCGCAGCTTTATCGATAAACTCAATAAAGATATATGGATAAGAGTCAATCTTCAATTGACCGTTTTGTGGATCAGGTTGAACGTAGATAATCACAGGATTAGAAAGCCACAAAGTGGATTCATTCTCGTTATGAATTCTACCGATTACTGTGCGACCAATATGGTCGCAGATTGTTACTAATTTAGGCATCATAAATTATTCTTTGCTTGCTTTAGGTTTTGCTTCTTTCGCTTCAAGCTGTGAACGCCAGTCTAAAAGAGCGCGTCGCATTCTTTCAATTTGATTGTGATTATTCACGCCAGTACCGTTATCGTTACCTGCCATAACATCATATACAATCTTCAAAACTGCATCAATGCCATTTGATTTACCTCTCCAAAAGGCAGGATGTGCTCTTGGGGTGTCGTCTAGTGCCGGGTTATCTATGTATGATTCCATACCAATATATTATGAGATTAATTATAATTATCAACTAAAAAGGTCAAATAAATCTACTCTTACCGCTTCAGATGGTTTATAGATATTCCAATTAACGTTTTCATAAAAGCGTTCGATCGACTTGAACAATATCTTTTCAAACATCTTCTCATAATCCACTTTGAATATATCTTCAAACTCCTTAGGAATATCGTTCTTATAGCCAATAACTTCTATCTTATACTTATTAGGTTGTTGAACGTAAAAGTATCTTACTTTATCACCAGATCCGATATGTTCATATCTATTACCAGTTTTAAACTCTTTAAGGAAATGATTGTATAGGTATGCAGACTTTACGTGGATTGGAACGCCTTTACCAATTGTAAGACCTGAACATTTTTTGGCTAGTTGTGTATAGTTATTGATACCCATCACAAACGAGACATCTTGAGGGCTAAGCTTTTTGAACTCCTCGTATGCCTCCTCTAGTACTTTATTAGTCTCAGATCTCGACTGAGTTGCAAGCATAGTCTCGATAATTCTCTTAGCAAACGGCTTAATCGTAGTAGGCATCGAAGTCCTGTTAACTTCCACACCAGTATATTTCACCTTCACTTCCTGCTTACCTTCATTATCGATAATCTTCGTCACATATCTTTTCTTCTGCAGGAACAGACCTACTTCGCAAATCTTTTCTCTCTTAAACGAGAATCTGCTATTACCTGCACCTAATGCTTTCTTAGACCATGTATTGATAGTTGAGTTAAGATGCTTCTCAATACTAGATACCTTAGCGTAGCACTCATCTGTAGGTTTTAAGTCTTCTGAAAACTTTATAAGCTTTCTTTTCATATAAGGTTCGAGAGTAATATAGCAACTATCTGTATCGTTATACACGATAACATCTTCAAGCTCGTTACTTGAGATATCTGGAATGTCATTCTGGATAAACTCTCTAATAATTTCGTTAGATTGCTTGATAATAGCTTGACCTGTAAGAGTTACTGAAGATGCGATGTCATCATCACCAAACGGAGCAGATTTATTACCAAAAGCGCCATACAAACTGTTAATTAAGATTTTGATCGTTAGCTGCTTCGTATCTAACCTTTCCATCTCCCTTTCAAGATCTAAAACCAATGCTTCATTACCAGCTTCCTTAGCTTTAACGAGTTTAGCATCACACTCTTTCATCTTAGCTTTAACTTCAACACGTTGATTGAAGTAATAGTCAAGAAACTCAGGAACAATACCTCTCTTCTTCTGAGAGAACAAAATATTAGCTTTAGAAAGGCAACACTTCTCTTTCACCATAAACTTTGCGAAGTTTGTAGGCGTCAACTCCAATTCTTGACCTGATACATGCTGAACTACGATCTTTTCTCCTGTTTTCTCAACGCTACCTATCTTAGTTTCAGGAGACATGTTAAGAGACATCATCACACTAGGGTATAGTGAAGTTGCATCGAATGATATAACACCATTCTTAAAGCCTCTCTTAGGCTCAGATACATATGCACCAGGATTTTTACCTCCATCAGAAGAGTTCCTTACGAACGTTGAGAATACTTCGTTTGACTTTCGAGCTCTAATAACTAGAGCACCTGTTAACATTGATATAGTACCTAGAGAGCCTTCAAACGTAGTAAGACCTACATACGCAAGCATTCTCAAGAGTGATATATATTGTAGAGCTTCTTCGAGCTTGACCAGCAATCTAACGTCGTGAATGTTGTACTTAATAAACGTATTCCAATCCGTATCTGCTAATGTAGCAAGGCTCATATCCCCATAATCAACCTTGTTTTCACCTAATTCTACATACGCAATGTTATCTAGCTTATAGGACTCACGAAGGACAGGGCAGAACTTACGATAAATGTCGAGATAGTCAATACAAGACATACCTGAGATAAGATATCGCTTATATTCCTTACCGAATCTATTACGCACCATTCTAAATGAAATATCACCTAAGGGAGACAATCTCTTAACATCATCTGGCAAGATTCTTTCACAACGGTTTATGATATACGGAATATCGAATACTTCGCTATTGAATCCTGATATAATATCAGGGTAATCATTCTCGACATACTCAATAAACTTGGTCATGAGATCTCTCTCACTCTTACATCTCACATAAACAACATCATCTGCATCATTTATATAATCTCCAACACCAAACGTTGTATATATCTTAGAAATGCTATCATAGCATGTAATAGCATTGATTGGATGGGTAGGATTATCTACATCTGGAAAGCCACCTGCCGCAGGACTGTAAGTCTCGATGTCG